ACTTTTTTCTGATTCAGATCTTGATGATTTTGATTTAAATGATATTATGAAAGTATCTGGAGATTTAATGAGATGGTTTCTCATCTCCAAGAGCATTCTTAAGGAATTCCCTGAAGTTAGTAACTGATGGTTTACCAACCATTTCATATATCTTATCTTTTGTTTGAACTTTGAATGTTGGATATGATTGAATATTATATAAAGCAGATTTACCCTTATCTGTTTCTGCATTGATCTCTTCGAATGATACAGTTTTTCCTCCGTACGAATATCCTGCATTTTTAATGAACTGTTTCATTGAATGCCATGGTTGTTGTGCAGTTTTACAATGAGGACACCAAGTAGCATAAAAAAACATGAAGTTAGCTTGATTATCATCTAATCCACTAGATGTAGGTGGTTCTTGTTCAATAATACGAGCTCCAGGCGGCGTTCCAGTTATTGCGTAATATATCCCAATACATCCAATTACTACAATTAACGAAACAATAATCTCAGTTATCATCTTTACGAAACGAGGGATATAAAATCTTTGCATCTAATCGCTGTTTCTCGTAAAACTTGCGATATACTTCATGTGGTGTCATTAATGGTTCACGCATTTGTAACCACGCTATTTCAGCTGTTTGACGTTCGGGCTCGTAAGCTTTTGGCGTGACTTTGTACCATTTTCTATTATATCTGAGGATGTCCATAATACTCCAACGCTTTTTAGAAATTGAATCCATTTTGAATCTTGTTTACCTTTCTTACACCATTCTTTGAAAGTGTGTTGACTTCCCATAGATAAATTACATCTTCCACATATTGGTTGTAAATTTGATATTTCAGTAGTTCCTCCTTTACATTCAGGTATATCATGACCTGCTTGAAAATCAAATACATTAATTTTATTACGGCACCATGTAGTTTTACATTTTGATTCAAATTTACGTCCAATTTTTTGGATCCAAAGTTGTTCACGTATTGCTTTTGGTATTGCTTTTTTCTTATATGTATCCATTAATATATTATTATTATCATACATTGAAAACGGATTAATAAATCTTATTCATAATCATAACCGTAATTGTATTACTTTAAAATGACAACACACATTATCAATGATATTGGCACAGTAGATATGCGTTCAATTATATGCAGCATTCGGGCTCATGTTCTTCCGAATGCTGGATATATATATAAATTACGCTATCTTGGTGAAAATATTTGGACACTTCGAGTTTCACATCCAAATGCACAGAGATCAGCAAGAATTGAGATTATTGTTGATGAATTTGAACATCCAGAAGAACGTGGATCACGTGGAGCTGTATTTCAGCATGGTAATATTCCACGTGAACATGTTCGTTTACTTATGGAATCAATTATGGAACGACTTTAATTAATTTAAAAAAAGATAAAGGGAAACCTTTTTCAATTTAAGGAAACCCGACCAAGTGTGCGCCAATACCAAACCCAGCACCAGTACGAGCAGATGCACCAACTGAAGGCGCATATACATCAAGAATAGCAAATGTAGCGAGTGCAACTAATCCAATCATACCAATTTGAGAAAGAGGAAGTGATTTTCCACCCATAAATTTAGGAAGCCAGAAAGCTGCAATAGCGACAACTAAACCTTCAAGACCATACTTCACTGCACGGCTAACTAAATCACCCATATCAATTCCAGACGAAGGTGCTTGTTTAACTTCAGGCATTTTATACAACACATTAGATAATTATTCAAATGAAGCTTATCCAATACAAATTTGTAATTGATCCTGATGTAATTAAAGAATATAATATACATATACCAATTCAAATTGGGTATTATATTGGCATATATTTGAATGATCCTGACGGTTGGTCAAAACATGGTTATTTTTTTGAGCCAGTTAGTGAAGATGAAAAAGTAAATATACGGCTTTCTATGCCTGCTACAATTGGAAAAATTTGTGGATTATCCGGTAATTTATCATGTGCCGAATTAGGGGGTAGATTTATGTATTTGAATGCGGATAGATGGTTTAATGGCGCATCTTCTTCTAAATTATCTCTTGCAAATTATCGTCAGTATATGGTTAGTCATGAAATAGGACATATACTTGGATTTGAGCATGAAAAATGTCCTTGTAAGAATTGTCCTGCTCCTATCATGATGCAACAAACAAAAGGTATTGGAGAATGTAAACCTAATACGATAGTTTAAATGGATTAATACTTATAAATACAAATGTCTAATGGATTTTATTTTAGAGGATACGATTCTGAAACTTGGTGGCAAAATAGTTTAGCTCTTCCAGATTTTCTTTGGGCGTTTCAAGGTAAAAATGAACCCAATAAAAGAGGTTGTTGTTTAATATTTACATATGTTTCGCGGTAAACAAATGGTTTTCACAGACGACCTCAATAATAAACAAATGCCACGAGAAGAACTCCCTGTAACCGAAGATGATGGATTAATAATTGATTATCTTGAAGAGGATACTGAGATACCTACCCAGCGTTATTCAATTATTTCATTCATATCTCCTGAAAAAACTATCAAGCAAAAGGCTGAGTTTATGAATGAAGAATTTATTAAATGGCTTGAATATGACTGGAAAGTCAAAGGAATGGAACATATGATGGTTTTTTTATCAAAAAAATATTCTTTGAAGATTGATGATTTAATGGGTGATCTTCAAGAATTTACAAAAGTTCATAATGAAGAAATTAAGAAAAGTGATATTCATGAACAGTATCAAGTTTTCCTTTTGAAGAATGAAAAAGATCTTGAAACTCAGTTTTGTGAAAAGGTAAAGCTTCGTCGTGTATTTGCAAATCTAGAAGAATGTCAACAGTATGCAAAAGTACTTCAACGCAAGTATCCTCGTGATAATCTTTATATCGGTAAAGTTGGATGTTGGTTACCTTGGGATCCATCTGAACATATGATGCCTGAAGTTGAGTATGCTGAGAAGGAACTCAATGAGCTTATGCGAAAATACAAGGAAAATGAGGTGAATCGTGATATTTTCTTCGAGGAAGAGAAACAGCTTAAGATTGCAAATCAGAAGAAGGAGAATGCTGAACGTAATGCTAAGACTCTTGCAGATTCGAAGAAGGATTCTGATGTTGTAGATATTGTGGAGCTTACTGAGCAGTTTAATACACCTCTTCATCCATCAGAGGGAGCTATTCGTGACCTATAAATTTATTATGTATTATAAAAATAATGATAACACGTTCACAAGCAGCAGCGTTAAAATCTCAATTAGTTTCATCGAATGATCCCGAAGAATTGGTGCGTAATATAAAGAAAGATGCTGCTATCAAGAAAAAATCAGATGCTGCTACAGCTGCGGAATTAGATAGTCTTGCTGATATGTTTATTAGTAAAGTTCATATGGGAACTGATCCACTAGCTGCGTTAAGTGCAGCTATGGCTAATATGGGTGTTGGTGGTCGTCGTAAGAAAACACATAAGAGTAAAAGTAAAAAGGCTCGTAAGACTCGTAAACATTAACTATCGCCGTTTATTATCATCTTCCTTCTTAATCTTAACCCATGGATCTGATGTTTTTCGCTTCATTTTATCAGGAGAATATTCATCTGCTGCTAACATTGAGCTAATAAATGGTTTATTATCAGCCCATAACGAATCATCGCACATTTTAAATGGAGGATGTTCAGATGCTTTATACCAAAATACCTGATCTTCTAACTTATTAGATTGAATACCATTACAAACAACTAAACATTCAAAATTCTCTGTACATTGATCCATAAATTGACAAAACATTTGGAATGTAGGAAACATACCTGCGTAATTATCATAAATACGCTTACGATTACCAATAACATTCTCACGCAAAATAAATACAAAGTCAATATTAGTTCTCAAGTTAGGCGGTACACCTAACGGATATTGCATAGTAATCATAGTAGCAAGATCAATATGACGTCCATTCATAAAAACATATCTAGTAGACTCTTCATTCATCCATGTTTTGTCATATAGACAGTCATCTAGAATTAAGAACGCTCTAGGATCTACATTTGAATTACCACCACCTCTATTTTCACGATTTCTTGCTTGTTTAACAACCATTTGACGTCTAATTGATCCTGTAACAATAGATGGGTTATATTTATCGTGAATTAGTTTAGCAGGTACTAAATCCTGAAAAAATGGACTTGCTACTTCAGAACCAGAAATAACAGTTCCAATAGGAAAACAGTCTCTAGTATTCGCGAGTACATCCTTCACTAAAAATGACTTTCCAGTATCACGTTTCCCAATTAGTACAATCATTGGAGCTTTTTTTGAATCTAACGCGCATCTATCACGGATCATATCCATGCTGAATTTTTTGATATTAAAGTTCATATTAATACTATTGCGTGAAGATTTTGATTATGCTTTAACACAACTCTATAATATGGTAAAGCGAACTAAGCAGAATCCAAATAGTGAGTTAAGAAGTTCACAGATCGCACTCTCTATTCATAAATACGACCTTTCACTTTTAGGAAATTCAGCTTCTTCACATTGGAATATTACAAATATTCAACCATACTTTCCTCCAATTGAAAAACTTTTTAAGTCATCAGAGCTAGAATGTGTAAATGAATATGGTATTCGATTTAATGATGAAGTGTTTGCAGTGTCTGACAAATCTAAAATAAGAACTGTAAATGGTAATAGTGTAGATGTTCATCTTAAAACAACAATGCTATTATCACCATATAAGTGGATGCGAGGAGAATATGGTACGACATTAGGACTACCAACCTCAATTGAACAAGCTACTCAAGCTATGCACAAAATACAAAATACCAATAATGCTGCTTATGTTGGATCAATCATATCTAGTGTGCTATCTCAATCAGGATGTATTCATTTCCCAAAAGTGTATGGTGTCTTTACTGGAACAACATCGCAACATACAATTGATATATCTGATGATTATGGTGAATTATCTGAGAGACCATGGTTTTCTCAAAATATTGGTAAGCTGTTTGACATGAAACTTTCAGATGAACTTCAAGACTCAAGTGAATTCAAACATACTCGCACTGCTAGACTTGCTATTCAACTTGGAGAAAAGACAGAGCTAAATGATATACATGACCTAGAAACTCCATATGTAGAAGAAGTTGAAATGGCAGGAATTAATAGAGTATTTCAGGATGAAGAAGAAATTGCAGATGATGATTCGGATTCTTCGTCTGTATCTACATCATATGTATTTGCTGTAAAATCTTGTGATTGTACCGATGAAAATGAAGATGATGAGTTTGATGAAGATGATTCATGTGAA